CGCACCGTGGGTGGTGTTTGCGTCAGCAAAAGTCGTAACAACATCAGGGTAGATACCGGTCGTTTTCTTCTTGCCCTTAATGGCATATAAGATCATCTCCCATTGGCGACGGGGGCCATTCTCAGGGTGGGGGACGCGGCCGGAATTAGGCTTGGTGCAGATAAATGGAGTGCGAGTAACCCACCAGCCAGCCGACTGCATAATTCGTTTGAGTTCATGGAAGTTGTCGATATCGCAGAACACATAGCAATGACATTCCACTTTGGCCACTCGATAGGCCAGTGGAGCCCAGTCTTGCATGAGGACCCTCCAGGATTCATAATCATCCTTATAGTGGTGCTCGATTCCCCCGAGCTTGCCAGCCCCATCACCAAACTCGTCGGCACCCATTCCGTAAGGAGGATCGGTGAGTATGACATCAAATTGCTCCGGGTCAGTGGAAATCATCCACGAAAGGCAGTTGGTGTTGAAAACCTTGTGGGATTCGTGGGAGAGGGTGGAACCTACGCGCGCTGCCAAAGCAGCATATTTCTTGGTTTCTTCTTGCTTCTTGAGGATCTTGTAGGCATCATCAGTGTTCTTTGCTTTTGCTATCTCAGGAATATGGAGATACTGAGAGACAATAATATCCTTCCGAACAGTGTTTTGGAAAGCTCCGTCACTTCTGCCTTTGACCTCGACCGCTGTATCCGCAACTGTGTGGACTCTTCCCTCCGCATGAGCTTGCTTGCTGCGTAAGTTGTGGAGCCTCGATAGTGCGGAAGCGCGTTCTTGCCAGGTGAGGTCTTTTCTATGCAGGTTTTCCTCAAGTTCACTTTCCTCTGCTTCAAGAGGGGTGAGCTGACCGAGCGTGACGTATGGTAGAAATCCATCAGGAATTACCTCTCCGTTGTATTTAATCGTGCCGCCGAGCATGCGCACCTCATCAATTGCGCGCATGCGGCGTTCACCGGCCACGAGGACCATAGCGCCATCCCGTTCCCGGAGGACGATGGCATGCATGAGGCCTCGGGCGCGGATACCGGCAGCTAGCTCTGCGAGTGCTTGAGATTCGAATTCCCTACGTTGGCGATTCTGGTCAATCTGGATGTCAGAAGTCTTAATTAGCTGTGCTGTCATGCTGTTGTCCTACGGTAGTGAGGGATTTTCAGCTAAAAAGGACGCCGAAGCGTCCTGATTTTGAGCGGTAGCGGTCATCCCCCGGCACCATGTAACGACGCCACGAAAGTCACGAACAACACTATGATAAATCCGCACCACCAGAGCCAGTGTGCTTTTGTCTCTGCCAACATGAAGATTGCGATGAATACGGCGAGCATATCTCCTCCAGTAAGAACCCCCGTTTCCGGGGGCTATTGCAACGAGTTTTGTTACTGGGGGTTGCTTAGCCCAGTGAGGTTACTGCATCAACTTGCGCGTAGACAATCTCCGGGTCGTTCTTGTCCGGGCGATGGCCGACCTTGACCTTAGCCATGCGGCCAGGAAGCTGGTTGAAGGAGAATTCAACTGAGGGATCGTTGAGGCCGGTAGCTGCACGCAAGCGACCGAGAGCCACGTTCTTTCCTTCACCCATGTCGATAGCACCATCGGGGGTGAGGTCCAGCATGATGCCTTGGCGAGCGGTGACGACGTCACGGCCAGTTGTAGCTTTGGCTTCGTCGTCTTCGATTGCCCAGGTCACATCGAGGGCCACGCCGGTTTTCGTACCATCGCCAGACTGCCATTGGCGTGCTGCGATCTTGTCGATAACACCAGGAAATTCGCCCACTGGGCACGGAACGACTTTCGTGGAATTGGAGCCGGTTACTGCGGAATTCAAGAATGAGTCAGCGTCGAACATTTTGATAGCCTCGGAGATTAAGAGAGTTTGTAACATTTGCCGGTGCTCGCACCGTAGAGAAACTATATTACCGATTGGGGCTAGTTAATAGCCAGTTTTGCTAGTATTTACGCACCTCCTGTCAGGGTTAGGGTAGTTATTACCCGCGATTACTATTTGTTAATCACGGTTGATTATTCCTCTGGGGGGCTATTAGCATCCCGCACGCCCTCAACAAACTTCCCACCCCGCGACAGCCACGAGGTAAAGATCGGCTTGAAGTCAGGAGGCAATCCAGCGGCAATTGCCAGATTCCGAGTCTTGACATCCGCTTGGCTATTCGCAGTGTCCCAGGTGAATTTGGAGCCTTCGCGGACAGCCAGCACCACATCCGAGAACATAGCTGGCAATTTCGGAGCCAGCTTGTTGCCGAGTGTGCTCACCATCAGCTTGATCCCACCGAGAACTTCATCCTTCTCCCGTTCGACGTGAGCAATGAGGATGAAATGGCACTTGCAAGCATCCGTCCAGAGATTGATGACCTTCTCGATCTGATCCTGGGCTATTCCCCAATCGCTAATGTTCTTGACTGGCTTATTACCGACAACGAGTGACATAGCCATACGTGCCAAGCCCGCCATTCCATCGATGACGAGTATCCTGTTGGGTCCCCATTCATCAGCACAGCCAAATTTCTTGCCTGTTCGGTCGTCAGGGAAATCGTTGAGCACTTCGAGGAGTTTGATGAATCGGTTATGCTTACTACGATTTGGGTCGTTGGTTTTGGCAAGAGTTTCGAGTGACATTGTGTTGACACGTTTTGCCCCTTCCAGCATGTCTTTAAAAGAGGCTTTAGCTGCTTCCAGGTAATGCCAATGGAGGTTAGGGGGCAGAGGTTTCCCTTTGCTCTTGTAGTAGCCGAGAAGAGTTTCCATACCTGGCTCTAGTCCGAGGTAGAACACTTCCAGATCGGGGTAGGCTTCGGCAATGGTTCCGATAGCGTGGGTTTTACCCGTGCCGGATGGCCCCATCAGCATCACATTCACGCCGGGGAGATCGGAGAGCACTTCAGTTGTAACCGCTTCTACGATCTGCCCTGCAATGCTTATAGCTTCTATCATATTAGTACTCCGTATTATCTGCACTGATTGCTAAACACAGACCGTTGAATGTGGACCTTCCCACGAGAGCCCCCAGAGAGTAATAACGCAACCCATCTGAAATTGTCATGCGGGAGATGTTGAGTTTGAAGCTTTCCATGTCGCGGGTGAGGTGCACAGGGAGATGGTGGATTTCCTTCGGCAACTTCTGCAGCCACTCAGCCAGCTCCCCTATTGACATGTTGTCCTCTTCAGGCTCCTTCCAGCTTTCTGTCATTTTCCTTATCCCATAGTCGTAAGTGCAGGGCGAATTCCCTTCTGATAACTTCATCCGGCAAGATAGCTGTGAGTTCCGGTTCCCAATTGAGCATCAGGGAGCCTGCGATTGCGTAGCGAGACTTGCCGTGCTTTTCGCAGTAACCACCAACAATCCGCCAATCCGCCAGCGAATTCAACACCGGCATTCTCGACCAAATCTCCCCACAGCATGGGCAGAACATCACATAAGGGACAGGCTGCTGGGCTTCCCCGTGGATGAATCGGGTGTGATCTTCAGAGGAGCCGAGGTACTTGTCGTAGATGTAAAACTGCCGGAAGAAGGGCATGTCACATCAGTCCTTTGAGTTCTTCTCCAAGAGCCTGTCCGTCTCCTGCTTGCGCACCGGGCAATCCCGGAGCAGGCTCGCTTCCCTCAGGCCTAGTGAATCCCCATTTTCGTTCATATGCCTCAACAGAGATTTGAGCTCTTTCAAGAGGATCCCAAACGACCCTTTGGAAGTGGGCCGGGAGCCATTCCTCTGGATTGCTGGATTTGCAGATTCGTTGGAATTGGCAACCTCCATACTCCGTACAGGCCCCGTCGATGTCATAATCCCAGTACCCCTCTTCCCAGCAAGCTATCATTCGTTTGATATCTCTGAGAGTTTGCTTCTCCCAGAGGGCGATTTCATGTGGGCTGCGATAGGTCGGGACTTCCATCGTGTCGTATTTTGTTTTCAGTATGGAGACTCCCCGCACAATAGTGCCCTGTGGTTTAATCCCTTGCTGAAGTAGCGCCCAATTATACCCCGTAAACTGACTCCGAAGCTCCCACTGCCTTCCCCACGTAGCCCCTAATGACGAGGTGGTCTTCTCGTCGTAGTTCCAGATCCCTGTACCATGACGATTGGCAACCATATCACTACGCCCAGTATAGAGAATAGGAACACCGGTAACAGGATGGTTAATAGCAAGAGGCTCAGCAAAAGAGAACTCAATGCCCTTTCGACCCCCAGGCAACGTAATCGGTTCGGCACCATCGCCCCCTAGAGGATAGTTGAAGAGATAGAATTCGAAAGCCCCGAGCATGCGTTCTAGGGACTTGGCGGATTCAGGTGGGCACTCGAAATCCCCGTAGCCCTTGATTAGAGCAGTCATCCCAATGGCTTCGGAATCGCTGCTGTTCTTCCCCTCGACGTAGAAGGCTTCCCGAGCGGCTTCGATGGCTGAGGCGAATGCCCCACCGGCGACCAGATGGACGGATTTGGTGGTGCTTTTCCAATGCTGAACATAGGAGAGATAGAACTTCTGCGGACACGCTCTGAATGCGGCAATGAGCGTGCTATCCACGGCATTCGGGAACATCGGACGGTAGAGTGCTGTCATTTTAGATCAGCCCTCAATTGCCGTCAGTTGATTAATTTGCGCCTGAATTTCGGTGATGCGTGCCCCAAACTCTGCCTGGAGTTTTGTCTTTTGCGCGAACAGTTCCTGCAGTTTCAGATCGTGTGCGTTGATTCCATCCGGCACTTCGAAGGAGATTTCCAGTGAAGTGAGGGCTGTGGTCTCGCTGTAGTTCTCATAGGGCCACGGGAAGAATTCGACAGTCTCCATGTACTTGCCTTTCTCTGAATCCCATTCTGAGGCTGGCTTTGCCATCAGATATGTTTTGACTGTTACTTGCATTTCGAGCCTCTGTAGTTGTACTACGGTTAGATGCCTAGTTCTTTCAGCAGATCGTCAGAGTCTACATCTTCTGGTTTGAGCTTCTTCGGCTTTGCGGCTGTGCCGGCTGCGGCGCGCTTCTTCGGCTTGGGGGCTTCGAGATTGGCACGCTCCTTGCGGATTGCCTCGATAGCGATTTTCATTTCATCGATTGAGAGCTGTCCGAGAGCTGCACGGTTACGCCAGTCCTGGACCTGTTCGTTGATCAGATCACTTGACACTGAAAACCTCCGGATCATATTCTTTCCATTCACTAGCAATTATGCGAGCTTGAACAGAAGTGGTCTGATGGGACATGACCATTAAAGCCAGTCTGTCGTGCAGCAATTCAGGGATCAACACAAACTTCACCCCGTCGATGGTGGTTTCTTTAAGATGGTGCATCAGGTTCTCCAATTGGGTTATTCACCGCGATTAATGAATAGTAATCCCGGTTGAAAATGGTGTCTATACAGAGTTAGGGCCCCTACCACTACGCTTGTTACTATTTTGCTGCGAACGAGTTGCCCAGCAGCAATTGGAAAGTTCATAATTTCCGTTGTTATCAATACGTTCTAGCGTAGTTCCTGGATGCCGGGGTCCCATGTCAATAATAAAGTTCTCAAAAAACTGCCAACGAGCGCACACGGAAATACCCCTGCCGCCATAATTTCCATAGGCTTGATGGTTTGAATCTTGGCAGCGCGCTTTCATATTCGTCCACACTCGATATTCTGGTGTGTAAGACATACCATGCGAGGTATTTTTCAAGTTTGGTTCCAGTTTACGACAACCGCAACTCAAACTCTCCCCGCCACGAAGACTGGACAAGCGAATAATCTTCTTATTACCACAATCGCATTGACATAACCAATTTGCTTGCCCTCTTTCTGTCTTCTCTTCTTCGCTTAATACAAGCAATCTCCCGAAGCGCTGCCCAGTCAGATCTAACTTTCGCATATAAACCTCCTTGATAGTAGAGTCACTATTATAGAGGATTTTATGTGTTGATAGTACAGAAAGCTCTATGCACCGTTGGCGAGGTACAATCTCTTGCTTGCTCGGGAGCACCCTACATATAAACACTGGAACGCTTCACGTCTGTTACGGTTGTAAAGTATGTCGCCATAGTCTACAAGTACATTTTGGTAAGTACTGCCCTGCGAACGATGTGCAGTCAACGCGTAAGCGAATCTCACGTCATGGAACAGGTCTTTCAGGTCCCAGAATCGTCTCCACAGCTTGCTATTGCCCTGCGCTTCATGAGCGAGCAGCTGGCAGTCGTTATCATGCTGTTGCTTACTCGCCGGATGGATCACCAACAACCGGATAATCTGGTTATCCTCCCTCCTGCATTTCAACTCCAGTGCGTGATACTTCGGCTCCAGCGGGTGCTTACACTCAATCACACCCTCTACAATGGCCTCGTCGTCGGTGTGGAGGAGCAGATCGTCATTCCGCTCGCAAGGGCCAGCTGCCACAACTCGGTCTCCCACAAGAAAAAATCCTGGCTGCGCTTCTGCTCCAAAGATAGCGGCTCTGGCGATTTGGTTGTATTCATCAACTTTGACATTTCGCCAGGAGATGACCTTGGTGGTACGACCATCAGCGAATTCCCCTCGGGAGGCTGCTGCATAGATTTCTTTTTTGAAGTCGGGCTTGCTGAGCTTCCAGACACCCTCTCCGTTTCGGTTGTCAGATTTGATATTAATTGAAGGTGCCGGAGAGAATATAACTTCTCGAATTGAAGAGACGAGCGAGAGAATCTGGTTGTCATGTCGCATCACCTTGGTCAGTTGAATGCCAGTCCCCCCTTGCAGAGCAAGGCTCTCTGATTCTTTCACAGGAGGCAGCTGTGCAGGGTCTCCCATGAAAACTACCTTCAGATTGAATTTATCAGCGATGTCGGAGAGTAAATCGAACAGATGCGCGTTGACCATCGAGGCTTCATCTACGACAATAACATCCAGGTCGGAGAGATCGACAGGTTTGCCGTGTGCGATTTGCTTAGTTTCGCCATTCTTGTCGACCCTTAAGCCTAACAGTGAATAGATGGTGCTCGCCGATCCAACAACCTCCCGCAGTACTTTGGCTGCTTTATTGGTCGGAGCAGTCCAGCCAATGCGAGCATACGAAGTCCCAAGTCTCCGCAATACCTCTCGCATACAAGTGGTTTTACCTGTACCGGCATACCCTTTAAAACAGAAGTACCAGTCTGTGAGATGGGTTGAGGTGATGAAGCGGAGTAACTCTTCAATCGCTTCGAGTTGATCCGGGATGAGTTGAAAGGGCGCTGCTTCTTTTTCGAAGAGTGTTGTGTCCGCCCCAGTTTGAGCGATTTCGTCATAGTTCATCATGAGCCTTTAGCTGTCACCGCTTGCGGTGGTTTGGAGGAGTTACTTGTTCTCTTTGTCGAGTACGGGGGAGTAGTAGATGGTCAGTCCTAACATCTTGGCTATACGATGTTCTTCCTTAGCTCCCTTGCTGTTCTGCCAATCGGGAAGCATCAGCAAGCTGTCGCAATTGGGGATGGCCTGCACACAGTAATGCATCATATATTGCCAGAGGGCCTCCCCCTCTAGGGGATCAATCGGCCAATCAATATGGATTGGGTTGAACACAGAGCAACCGGCGGATAGGAGCATCCGTTGCGCGAGGAGGAACGAGGGGCGGTTGAATTCCTCAATACCGGTGACAGGGCCGGAGATATAGCAGGTGGTGTTCGGCTGTGGGAACTCTGTGCTGTTTTTGCCAAGATTCGGCCACAAGTCACACTGGGCATAATTCATCCCTCCATGAGGCATCTTGCCCAAGTCCGATGGCTTCAACCAACATGCTGATGCTGCATCACGTCGTTCTGCTGGGATCATGATTGCTATTCCTAAATTAACGAACACGGTTGAGTTGGGTCTGTTGAGAGTTATACACTTTGAAGGTGTAGTCTCCGGGAACAGCAATAGACAACCGAAACTCCATCGGGAAGGTCGGTTGCACGCTGGGATCAAAAGTCATACGGACCTCAACTCTGCTGAGGAAAATTGAGAAAGCACCCACAGCTATCAAGGTACCGCCTAGAAACAATAGTAAGGAATTTGACACTTTACTCCTCTAGGCCCAAGAGCCAGTCTGTTGAACATTCAAGTACCTGAGAGATAACAATCAGGTTTTTCACACTAGGCATTGCACCACGGTTTTCGATAGCAGTCACAGAGCAATCGGACATGCCAGTGGATTCGCAGAAGGACTTGAGGGAAATCTGCCGACGCATACGTTCTTTCTTCAGCCGATCTCCGAAAGGAGTGGAACCATCAGTTCTAGACTTCCAATAGTGTGGGACTCCTCTAATCTGAGGCATCTCGAAGGGCTCCGTCAATAAGGTCATTGTTGAACTGGCGGTGTTCGGCTTCTGTGATTCGCAAGGTTGATTCAATCTCCCCGAACGAACCTTCCAATCGCTGGAAGAATTCCCTTGTCAGAGTTTCGAAGAACTTGCTCTTGTCACCATGTGGGACTCGGTTTTCCACTTCTGACTTGAGGTGGGAGTCAAGACGGTCGGCTAAGTCCTGGGGGAGGGTAAAGCCGATGCGGACAGGTGGGGTGGTTTTGCGAGGACGGCCCATAGTGGTTATTCCTTTAAGTTAGAAGAGCTTGGCACGGTGTCGCGGGTGGCGTAGACGATGCGCCCTTGGTAGCCTCGGGCGCGCAGAGGGGCATAAGATGCTTCGGCCACGTCTCTCCATAAATCACCCGTTCGAACGCAGCCTTCGTTGACCTGATAGATCGCCACCGGTCGCGCATCTGCGCCCTGCGTGGGGGCTGCCTCATCGGTATAGAACGTCTTGCCGTCGTCACTTTTTACTTTGGTAGGCCAGATCATTTCGCTTCCTTTTCAGATTCGAGTGCAGCGGCAGCCAGCATTGACACTTGCAGTCCTAAGCCTATTGCCAATCGCGCAGCGAGCAATAGGCTGATTTTGTAGCCCTTGTGATTCTCGACTTCCCAGATATAGGACTTCGAGCACCCAATCGCATCAGCCGTTTCTTCGAGCGTCAGGCCGAGGGCTTCGCGGCGCGTACGGATCAATTCACCGAGTCTCATGCTTTATCTCCGCCCATAGACGCTGCAAGGAGGGCGCGAGCAAATGCTAATGCGTCATCCCAATACAGTTTGCTACCTTCAAGCGCATATCGGGCGTGAGAGTCAAAATGTTCTTTAATCTGCCCATCCGTCAGCACGCTCGCGGCGGGACTGGCAGGGGCCGAGTCCCCTTCAGGTTCATTTATAGGGGCCAGTGTTTTTCCAAGTTTTCCGGCCTTTCTCGGGTAGTTCCATTGGCTTTTGCTCATGTCGAAACCTTTTGTGTTTTGGTAGCACTCCAAGAGGATTCGCCCCATGACATACCGCAGTATTGACAACTCCGGTATATGCCATGCGGAGACACCTTCCACTCACCAACACCTTTCTTTCCACAATCGACTTCGGGGCACTTTCGGCGCTTAGGCTTTGGCACGCCGTAACCTTGACCCTTACGAACGCCCATAATCGATTCCCCTCGATGCCATCCATATTTCACGGGCGGCTTCTTTGTGCGTGAATTCCAATGGCGCTCGGACCTGAACTTCGTCCCAATAAGCCTCGAACTCGACGGTGCTGTGTACTACTTCAAAACTGCTATGCGCTACCGGCGCGCTTCCAGTGGTCGGAGCGGTGGGCGCTGCGGCAAGCATGGCGGCGTAGAGAGCTTTGTATTCATCAAGACCGGTTTCGCAACTGGCAAGCGGATCATTGTCGGCGGCTACTGCCATTTCATGGGTCGGCTCGACCGGCACAAGCTTCCAGCCTTCCGAGATCGGTGAGGGGGGGGGGAAATTTCATCAGCTACTCCTTCAAAGTAATAGGGGCATCCGACCAGCCCTGAGTCGAATAGCAATTCGGGCAGATCGGTGTGTAAAGGGGGCGGATTTCAATTTCCCTTGGAAGGTCTTTCAGATCGAAAGAGTCCTTGGGCTGGAGGTAGGAGATAGCACGTAGCCGGAGGTTTTCCTTCTTGATGAAGGTGCCCTCGACTCGCTGGTGTTCTGTATGGCAGGTAGTGCAGACCTGGGTGTGGATCAGGAGGATAGCTGCGAGCGGCTTCCAGCCTTCAGCGGTCTGCTTGATCTTCGCTACGTCCTTGTAGTGCTCGGCTACTTCT